ACAACAATTTTCTTATTATGTTTTTTTGCTAAATCAACCCAATGAGAATTTAATACATCTAAAACCGCACTTCTTTGTTTGTAATGCAAATAAGTATTTCCGATAATTCCATAGTCAAAATCTTTTGGAATGTGTAACTCTTTTCTTAAAGAATTACCCCACGTTCCGTTCACTACAATTGCATCAGAATTATAAAAATGATCCATGTATTCTTTTGGTATAAAATCTTTTTCTTTTATTTTAAACGATCCATTAAAATACTCAATAGATGGACTATTTGTAGTTTTTGCAAAATCTTGTGTAGATCGTGAAGATATTGAAACAAAATATTTCAAAGAAATTTACTCCTGATAACCGCGAAGAACAAAGACATCGGTATTAAAAAAGTTTTGAAAACAATAGTCTCGTTCTTCATTAAATAAATGAGCAACACACTTACGCCTTTCATGCCAAGAATAAGTTTTCTTCCAATCAAAGCCATAAGTAAAAACTTTTTTTGGATTACACTTTGATATATAATATAGTACTCTTAAACCAGTTGAAGATTTTTTAGTTAAGTTACTATCAAGTGCCTTACGATCTTCTTGTGAAAATATAGTATCAGCTAAATTTGCAAATTCTGGTGATACATCAATTGTATCCATTTGCATTCTTGGAATATTTTGTGTATGAGGTCTTTGAAAGTGAGCTTTATTTTGGCGCATATTCTGCATACACCAAACATCTAATTTTGTTCCCATTTGTTTTTGAAATTCTACAAATCTATAACCGCCGCGATTAATACGCACTACAACTTCGGCCTGATCTATTTCAGGACCAAATCTTTGCTCAATGAGTGATTGCGCGTTACCTACAACAGCTACAGTTTTTCTTTCAAACCATTCTTTCATAATTAAATTAGATGCCTTAAGATAAAAAAAAGAAGGGCTTTACCACCCTCCTTTATTTATATTACTATATTTTTATTTAAATGTCAATAGCTATTATTTCAAGACCTTGCAGTCAAAATAATCTATCTTCCATTGCGTAACCTCTTTACTTGCATCATGCAATTCTTTGCTTCTTCATAATAGCCGTGACGTGCTAATTCCGAGGCTGCTCTTGCATAACCTGCTATCTCAACGAAGGACATAAAACCTTTACCAAAACCAAGAAACGGATTTACAATTGTGTTCATTACTGCTGCAGTCATTATACCCATCCTTTCAGATTTTTATTTACGATTTCTTTGTAGTATTGTTGCGCTAAGTATCTGATCTCGCTACGTGGAATGCCGATATCGCTTAGTTCTGAGTCTGATAATGCTGAAAGTTCTTTTACAGTTTCTCTTGCAGCCTTTGCCGCCTGTAATTTGATGCCGAGGTTTTTAATCCAGAGGAAGAACCCATCTACCCCTTCGTTTAGCCATCCGGCTGCTGCCAACACGTGTTGTGTCATTTAATTTCTCCTAATGTGTATATGATGTATGTGATCCGATCCTAGGCGACCGTCTAGGTTTAATCCTTTTTACAAATATATTTATTAGGGAAATAGGTAAACAAGGGTTACCAATTTGGAATAGTTGAATTGCTTGAAATGCAACTATGTCAATTAATATTCAATCCACTTAATCATACCACTTGCAGATTTACTCGTTGTTGTTGTCCGAATGGCTAGTGTAAATGTTTCAGAGGTTGATGCATCCGACAAGCCAATTTGATAATCCCAGTTTGATGAACCAAATGACGCTGGTGCAGTTTTACCTCCAAGGAAACCACCTGCAACTCGAGTACCTAAAGACGTAAGGTCTGCGTCTATAGTGTCGTAAGAAACGCCGCCAATTGAACTTGCGAAGGTCATTCCAGCAATTGTTGCATTTTTAAATAAACCCCATTCAAAATCTGCGTTTGCAATATTAAGAACATCTAATCCTGTAATAACGGCAATAGAGTTTAAATCATTTAGTTTTACAGTTACCAAATTCATAAATGTATTTGTTGTATTTGTCGTATTTCCTGTTAATCCAGTACTTGCAACAGTTTCTTGTCCAATCGCTTCATACCCACCTTCAGACGCAACTGACGCACAAATTTGTTTCATCGTAGCACCGGATCCTGCATAAGATCCTCCTGCTGTAATTTCATATGATACTGGCAACTGCGCAGATTTCATATATGTTCCAGTAATAACATTTGCATGATGGAAACTATGAGCAACGATAAGTTCACCATTAATTACAAAACCGCAACGAACAGAACCAACGCCAAGCCATTCAAAGTCTGCCCACAAGATTTGAGATTTTTCCAAATCTAACGTATGTCCTGAAGTACTATCTTCTGCCACACCGTTTAATTTGTCACCGTTCCAAGAAGATTGTGCAACACGCGTTTCAACAACAGAACCTGAAGAACTAGAACGAAGAACAATATTATAAGTTCCATTTACTTCTTCTAAAAAGATACCATCATTTCCATCAAAATATCCAACACGTTGTGTAAGATCTGCTTCTGGTGCGGCCATTGTAAATGTGGCAAGTATCAATAAACTTTTTCCGGGTTGATATGCCATTCTTCTTTTTGATCTACGAATAATAGAGTCTGACGCAGAAGAAATTGACATTTCAGCAGAGCTATCGTTGCTGTTATGTGCAACCGCTCCACCGCCTGTAGTTGTATTGTAAAATTCCGTAGATAAAGAGCCAACATTATTTGCATCAAATAACGTTAACGGTTCAGCCATTCTTGCACGCCCAAATGCGTCAACGGCCGATCCAGAAAAGTTACCTCCACCTGTACTAATATTACCTTCTTGATCCGCTAGCATTACAACTTCAAATAAAGAAGTTCCATTTGGAAGAAATGAATTGTTTTTTTTATTATATTGTGCCATTTTATCTCTGCCACCCTTTAATGTATTGATCTGAAAAATTTGCCCTGCTAAATTGAAGGCGATCTACTAATTTTAACGCATTCTTTCCATAACGATCAATAGCAACAAATCCTTCCTGTCCTGTTACTTCGTAACCACTATTAGTTTTTAATAGTGTTTTGAGACCGCCAACCTTTTCAAGTTTACGCACAACCAAATGTTTAGCGTCTACTATAAGGTTATACATAACAAACAAATTCTCAATATCTTTAGGTTTGTTTGTTTTGAAGTATTTCATGGCATCAGCTTTTTTTGCTTCCCATGTTGCTTTTCCTTTGGCAGATTTTTTTGTAGCAATTTCGCCATCATACCAATTATTCAAATAGCTTTGTAATCCACGAACAAATACTTTAGGATTACCAACACGTTGACCTTCACGAACCTTTGTATTGATATAAGTATTTACTCGCATATTAAGTTCTTTATTTGCAGAAGGAAGTAATCCATCAAATGTTTTCTTAGGTATAGAACGGAATAACTTTCCAACCTGAGAAAGGATCCTTGTCATTTCTGCAGTTTCAGAGGCAGTCATTGTTGCTGTACCAGATTGATCTTTAAATACCGCATCAACAGACCAAACAGATTTTACTTTTTTAAGACTTGAAGCAATCTCCTCTCCAAAACTTGCAGACATTTCTTCAAAGCTTGATCCTCGGTATACTGTATGCCAGACCACTCCGACTTTGGATCCGAGTATTTCCTTAGCAAGGTCTGATGATTTAGGTACCGCGTAAACAATCGTATTAGGATGGAAAGTAATATGCGGTTCGTCGTCAATCGTATCTTCTTTAATATCACTTTTTTCATATAGGAAATCACCTTGTACTACGCCTTTGATACCGAGTTTTGAAAACTCATCAAGGGCAACTTTCAATTTTGCATTCAAATCTCCACTTGTATCCGCATCAATATCAGCGTGCGTTTTATATACTTTTGGGTTCTTGTTAAAAATACCTTTTTTGGCTACAAAGAATTTTCCGTCGCTTGGATCTGTTCCAGCAAATACAGCTGGTGCTCCATCCCATTTAACACTAATGTTAACAGAAGACTTTGTATTACTTGACAGCATATCTCTAATATCTCTAAGATAATTAATCACATTTCTTGTACCAAGTATCCCGCCGTCAATAACTGCATCCTCGGCGTGAGTCATGTGTAGGTTTTTATCTTCAGCTATGAACTTCTTGAATGATTTCATTTGTAAGCAACACCTTTACGAGTATGTTTAAGTTCGCCTGCATATTTTTTCATCATTTTAGGCGTTTGATTTTGCTTTTCAGCGCCACTAATTTCATCAGGGGTTATTTTATCGAACTCATCTACATCGCCGTCATTATCTTTATCAAATCCACGGTCTTTAATAGCGTGTTTCAAAGATTTCGTAGGATCTAATGCATGGGCTATTTTCTTTTCACTAATGAATTTTTTAAAACTTAACATTTTTACTTACCTTAATTATTGGCTCTACTCCAAAAAATGACAAGACGTTTTTAATTTTTCCAGAAATAAATGATTTTGCTTTTTTAAGTGCTTGACCAAACGTTCCTTTAATACGACTAATAACGTTTTTAAAC